CAGAAGCATTTAATCTAAATGGTGTATCACCAAGTACAAAGGCAGTTTGTTTTCTGTCTGTACTTAAAGTAATCATTTCATCTAACAGTTCAGGATAACCAGGAGCGGCTATCAAGTTAAAGAATCTTGATTCTGCTCTGATGTCTTCGTTTCCTTGTAAAGCGGCTTGCATCTTTGTAACAATAACTTGACGCTGTGCCATTCTACCCATATATGGTGAACCGTCTGTTTTTAGACCTGATTCTGTTACCCAAGTGCTACCATTGTTTGTACCATCAAAAGTGTAATTCGTTACATATTTTTTAACATTGTAACCACTTAATCTCATATTGAACAATAATATACCTGCTGGGTATACAGATGGATCCGGTGCATCTGAATCAAAGTTTGAGTATGTTGCTCCCCAATCTTGTGTATCTTCATCTGCTCCACCTGGATTACCTACTGCATCAGCAAATAGTACACCTGCGTCAGTGCCTTGATCAGTGTTGTCTAATAGTACCCATTTGCTTGTTGCACTATTGTATTTGTAAATTTTCGGATACGAATCTAACGCATCTGAGTCAATCCAAATATCACCATTTTGCAATGCTGACACTTCATCTGATTGTACAGTTGGTTCTGCTGAAACCATTTGTAAGTCTCTTAAACCACCTGCGGCAACAGAGCCTGCTGTGAATCTATCTTTTGAGTTAGCATAAGCAAACCACTTCATTACACCACCATCATTTTCAGCAATGTAAATGTCAGCTGATTGTGATGAGTTGTACCAAAGTGTTCCGTTTATTGGGTCGGCTTTTGGAGTTGTTGCTTTTGCTTCGTACGTAGCATCATTCCAAAGTGACTTATAAAAGAATGCAGTTGAACCTGATGATGTATTATCAGTGAATCCAAGATCTGCTGTGCTTACGCCTTTAACATTCGATGAATCTGCTCCATCGTGAATGTAAACTGCATATCCACCTGCTCTTGTTAATTTTAAATATTGTCTTGCGTTACTCACATAATCTTTTGATGCAACAATATTTGCACCTGATACAGTGGTATTGCCATTAATTGCTGTAACAATCTCGTCTAGTGTTACTGGGTTACCAGCGCCTGCGGCACCAGTTACTGTAATACTTTGACCGTTAACTTCAAAATTAATAGCTGTGTTCGAGCCACCTGTTGCTACACCACTATTAAGTGATGCTGAGCTACCTGTTGCTACTGTTTCTACTCCACTACCTCTAATTCTCAAGTTATACATAACTTCCGGAGTGGATGTTGCTCCACCAAAAGTCAATATATCTTGTTTGCTGTATGCATCACTTGATAACGTCGATGACGTTGCTGTGAAGTTAGCTTTAAGTTCATTAGATATAGTTTCATCAGAGAAGTCATCAAATCTTACATAAACATCGTTTGTTGCAAGTGATGATCCTTCTACAGCAGTTGCGGCGTCATCTCTCGAATAAACGTTCGCAGTCAATGAAGACCAACTACCTGTTGCTGAACTATAATTTTTAACAACTACGTTTGCACCTTGTCCACCTGGTGATGATTTTAACCAGACGTCGTTGTAGCTACCTGAAGCGGCTACTGTTGGTGCTGTACCGTTACTTGATCTAATGTAAACGTTTGCTGACGTGGCAGTCACCCAAGTAGGTGATCCAACCACTGACCAAGTACCTGACACTTTTTGATAAAGTGCGGCCGGTGATGCTGATGCTATTATTACGTAGTCTAAATCTTTACCATAAGTTATAACTGGTTTACCTTGAGAGTCAACGTTTCCGCCTGCCGCTCCTGGTGTTTCAGTTAAAACTGCTGGTGTTAATTTTTCCCAAGCAGATGAAGTTGTATTTGCTTGAAATAAACCCCAATCTGTAGAAGCAGTGTCTAACCAGTAAGTTCCATTAGCTGGTGCTAATTGAGGTACTGTTGATTGAGCTTCTAATTCGTCTAAGTCTACATCTGCTCTGATGACGTAGGCTCTATTTGCAATTCCTAAATATGAATATGTTGATAGCAAACCGTATTCATTTCTTTCATCACCGTGGATTTGTGTTCCTTGTAATGATTTAAATGATGGTTCGCCAAAGGTAGTAACTAGTTCTCTTTGCGATGTTACTAGGAACGGTTTCGCGGCGTTGGCTGAAGTTGTACCTATTGCTGTGTTACCTGTGCTTGGATCTGTTTTATCCTGAGCTGAAGCAATTACAACTAATGGTACTGTACCTTGACCTGCCGGAGCGTACATAGATTCATCAACAACTGATACTGATACACCTGGTGATACTAGTGTTGGCATAATTTTAATCTCCCTGCATTAACATTAATTTAATGTATAATCCTTATTATATATAATCATATTTAGTAGAATTTGTTAAAAAGGCACCAATAACAATCACCTTTAAAGGGATTAAATACAAGTATGAATGATATTAACGAACAAAAGCACATAAGACCACTGTGTACGCACTGCAAGACAAGACCACAAGCCTTTAACTATAGACGTAAAGGTAAAATCTACTATCGTAGCAAGTGTGACCAATGTATGAAAGAAGGTCTAGGCTTAAAAACGGGCAAGAAACATTCTTGGGAAAAGAGTGGCTATAGAAAAAAACACATATGTGAAAAATGTGGTTTTAAATCAAAACACCCTGCACAGATGGACGTTTATCATATCGATGGAAATTTAAAAAACAATAACTTACAAAATCTAAAGACAATATGTGCCAACTGTAGTCGTGTTAAGAGCACAGAAGAACTAGGATGGAAACAAGGTGACTTAAAACCTGACTTATAATTTAACGTCAATGCCCATTGATCTGGCCTGACCCGCAACAATTTTAACAGCACCTTCTAAATCTAATGCATTTAAATCTTCCATTTTTTCTTTTGCAATGCTTTCAATTTGAGCTCTAGTTATTGTTGCTATTCTACTCCTACCTGGAGTCTTTCCACCTTTTTTTAATTTTAGTGCTTGTCTAATTAAAAATGATGTGGGTGGCTTTTTACATACGAAATCAAAAGACTTGTCTTTATAAACTGTAATCACTACAGGTATAATCTTACCCATATCGTTTTTAGTTTTTTCGTTGAACCTTTTACAAAAGTCCATTATGTTAACACCTTTTTGACCCAATGCTGGACCAACTGGTGGAGCGGGATTTGCCTTGCCGGCTTCTATTTGTAACTTTATTAAACCTACAACTTCTTTTGCCATAAACTCCTTTGGTTAGGGCTTTATTTTTTTTACTATATCTTGTACTGTTTTTTCTAACTCTTCGATGGTACCGTTATTTTCAACAGTGTAATCTACTCTCATATTTACCCAATCCCATTCGCTAGAATGTACTCCCATATCGTGTAAAGTATTCTGTGAAAACACATCACCATCTGCGGCCAATTCTGCTGTACCATACCAGTGTGGTTCTGGACCTCGTTTGACTCTAATTGCCACACCACCCATAGTCTTGATTAAACCTAGTTCATTTTTAAATCTACAATCAGAAACTACAGTGGGCTTACGTCCACTGGCCATATACCTATTCTCTAAACTGTGAAGCCATATGCTAGGGTTAAAGTTTTCTCTAAAGAGCTCTGTGCCAACTACCTGTAAGGCATAACGTGGAGTAAATCTTTTATTCTGTAATTTTTGACTCCAATAGCCATCGACTGTTTCTCTAAAAACACGACTCTGTTCAGTGTCGCCTTCGAGCATCTCACGTGGCCAGCCAAATATATCACTAACTGCATCTTTTAATGGTGACGCAAAAGAGTCTTGTGCAAAGCCTTGTTTTACAAATTGTTCTGCTACTGTGTTTTTACCGGATCCTATGAATCCTACAAGTCCAATGATCATATTATTATATTACTTGAATAAAGAGGTTTAGTCAACCAATTTCTAAATTATCCAATGACAAAAGTCAATGGATCTTCGCCTGTACCGTATGTGTCTATTTCTCTTTCAAGTCTTTCTATTGTGGCTTGGGCTTCGGCTTTTAGAGCATCACCATTTAATGTGACATTACCTTGGGCACCCGGTAAACTTGAATATTTTGATCTTGCTTCTCCTAACATCATTTTACACTGTGCGAGTGCATAATCTCTTATCCAGGGTCTGCTGTATCTTTGTGTTATCAATGTATCAGCTGTTCTTTCCATATAGACTTGTAACAGAACAGTTTCTTCAGCTCTAGGTCTTCTCATTAAAATTAACTTATTTGATTCGGTGTGATATTTAAAATTTAGATATCCACCAAATAATCTACGTACAACTTCTTGGTACTGTGCAAATGCGTCCCAAGTCATTAGTCCACCAATTCTACCACCTTGTAAAAAATAAAGGTTAGTGTATGCTAGTTCAAATGGATCTAGATCAATACTGTTATTTGAACCTGCTACACTTCTTCTAAATATTTCTCTTACTTCGATCACTTCTTTTGGTAAAGTGTATTCGTTAGTATCTGCTAATATCTTAAGATATATGTAGGATTCCTCAGTTGAATTAGAACTTCTTTGTCTGAATCTATCTACTGCAAGATCAATACCTTGTTCGTAGTGTTTAGGATCTAGTTCAACGTCAACCATACCATCACCAAGGATAGTACGCATTTCAGTGATTAATTCCTGTCTTTTTGTTTGCTGTGTTGCCATCTTACTAGTATTTAGTAAAGGCGCACTCTTTTCAATAAATACTTTAAAGCACTGTAAAGGAATAATATGCCAAGACTCAGTTTATGGAAACCAAATAAGGGTAATGATTATAATTTCGCTGATCGTACGATTAAAGAACACTTCTACGTGGGTGGTACGGGCGTCTTTTTACACAAATATATAGGTCCGCATACACAAACTAATAGTGATAGTAGTGATCAACCTACTAACAGTATAACTAGTGAATTAAATGTACAAGACGTATTATTTGGCGAAAACAGAGATAGAAAATATGATTCAGATGTATTTGATTTACGTGGTGTATACAGTGTACAAGATCAGGATTTTGATCTAACACAGTTTGGATTGTTCCAAACTAATGACACAATATTCATAACTTTTCATATAGGCGATATGATGGAAAGACTTGGTAGAAAAATTATACCAGGAGATGTTTTTGAATTACCACATCAAAATGATGATACAAGAATTGAATCTGCTAGTATCACATTATCAGCTAAACCTTCCAAGAAATTTCGAAAAGGTGAAACTATAACAGGTGGTACTTCTGGTGTGACTGCAACCGTAGTAAGTTATAATCACGAAGCTAAAACAATTAGAATAACTCCTATCGCAGGAGACTTTGCACAAAATGAAACTGTAACAGGTGACAAAAGTAGTGCGAGTGCAACCGTGACAAGTTTTACTCCAAAAGAAAATTTAACAATTAATAAATTTTATGTTGTCGAAGATGCCTCTAGAGGTCAAGAAGGATATGATCCAGGTTGGTGGCCACACATATGGAGATGCAAAGCAGTGGCTATGCAAGACACACAAGAATTTAGAGATATATTGGGTAGCGGTGAAGAAGCAGATGATCTTAAAAATATTATTTCAACTTATCAATCTGAGATTGATATAAATGATGCTGTAATAAACGAAGCAACTAAAAACGTTCCTACAAAAGGAATGGATGTTGGACATCTATATACCAATGAAGTTGACTCACACAAAATTTTACCAAAAAACCAAGATGGTAAACCAGGAAAAGGATTAACAATCACACATACTGGAACTTCATTTCCACCAAGTATACAAGAAGGACAATACGTTCTGCGTGTTGATTATGCTCCTAGTAGATTGTTTAGAAAAGAAGGAAACAGATATATCAAAGTTTCAGAAAACTTTAGAGGAACTTATGTAAGTTCAAACACAGGTCTAGACGGATTTATCAATAATGAGTCAAGCTCAAACGTAACAGCTGACAATAAAGAAAGACAATATTTAAGTAAGGTTATAAAACCTAAGGCGGATTAATATGCAATACTGGTATGATCAACAAATAAGAAGATATATTTTACAGTTCATAAGACTGTTTGATTCTTTTCAAATTAAAACGGGTACAAAGAGTACATCAGACTCAGAGAGCTACATTAGGGTGCCTGTAAGGTACGCAGATATGTCAAGAATGGTTGCACATATACTCAGACACAGCTCAGAAAATGTGATGAATTCTGCACCGTTTATTAGTGCTTATATTACAAATTTACAAATAGCAAGAGACAGATTACAAGAACCAAGGTTGGTTGATAAAGTTCAGGTTGCGGAAAGAAAATATGATAATTCTGCAAAAGAATACATCTCTGAAATAGGAAATACATACACTGTTGAACGTCATATGCCAGTTCCTTATAATTTAAATATGGCTGTTGATATATGGTGTTCTAACACAGATCAAAAAATGCAACTAATGGAACAAATATTAGTGTTATTCAATCCTGCAATAGAATTACAGGCAAACGACAATCCTTTAGACTGGACCAATATCACAAACGTAGAATTAATTGATATTGTATGGAGTTCTAGAGCTATGCCACAGGGTGTTGACACACAGCTGGACATTGCGACATTAACTTTTTCTATGCCAATATGGTTAAATCCTCCGGCTAAAGTTAAAAAGCAATCAATAATTAAACAAATTATTGCAAGAGTCAATAGCACAGATTCAATCGACGACTTAGACTATGATCCAAGATTTATGGATTTCTTTGAAAACTTTTCAGGGCAAATAGGCACCATAGTTGTTACTCCTGAGAATGCACAAATTAGTGTAATCGGAAACAATGTGAGTTTGCTAGGTGCATATGGTAAAAACGATTCAGAAAAATGGAAAGAGTACCTAGAAGGTTTTGGTGAACTACAACCTGGTATCAGTAAATTGATACTAAGACAGTCTGCAGACATAGAAGACTCATCAAATGATGTGTTTGGTACTTTAGCTTTCCATCCATCTGATTCCAATCAACTTGTCTTTACACTCGATAGTGCTTCTTTGCCATCTAATACTTTAACAGCAGTAACTAAAATTATTGATCCAGAAATAGTTTATCCTGGAAACACTTTACCGGCCGCAACTAGTGGCCAAAGATACTTGTTAGTGAATCCAATACCAGCTGGAAATAATTCTTTCGGTAGCTCATTTACTGCCGAAGCTAATGACATTATCGAATACGACGGCACTAATTGGAGTATATCTTTTGACAGTAGCAGTGTCGTATCGACGCAATATGTAACTAATGCTAATACAGGAATCCAATATCGTTGGACAGGTACACAGTGGATTGACAGTTATCAAGGTCAATATAAAAACGGTTTTTGGAAATTAGAACTTGCATCTTCTTAATAAATTTAATACAATAGTAGAATGTATAAAGCAGTCGGAACAACATTTCTGTCCAAAGAGACAGGTAGAATATTATTAAATCTTCGTAGTGGTAAGGTAAAATATCCACATACCTGGAGTTTCTGGGGAGGCAAGATTGAAAAAAATGAAGAAGTGTTAGACGCTCTAAGACGAGAGTTAAAAGAAGAAATGGGTTTTGTTCCACCTATGCAAAAATTAAATCCTTTAGATACATATACTTCAAAAGATAAAACTTTCATATATTACACATTTGTTATACTAACCGATAACGAATTCATTCCTACTCTCAATCACGAAAGCTCTGGATATGCTTGGGTTGACATAGCAAAGTATCCTAAACCATTACACGATGGTGCAAAAGTAACATTAACTAATAGAAAAAACATATCAAAACTGAAACAACTGCTACAATCACAGACTACTACTAGTAAATAGTTAGTATGAGCAAAGTATATCACATTAA